AACACGAAGGTCAGAGCGGTCACCGTCCGTGCCATTGAACTCTCGCCCAAAGACAGTGCCGAGCAGCTCACGCTGTTTGATAATGTCCAGCACCGCATGGCAATGGAGAAAGTCCAGGATGCTGTGGAGGAGATCCGTGGTCGTTTCGGCAAGAGCGCCATCACTTACGCCTGCCTCATGGGCGATTTAAAAATGCCCACAGACGGAAGAGATAAAGTCAAAATGCCGGGGCTAATGTATCAATAAACGGTGTTTTTCAAATATTTTCTGCTTTACCTCTTGACAAGTCATTATGTCTTGCGTATAATATTGTTAGCAAGGCTGCTAACAAGCGTACAAGCATCCGTGCTAATTCGATTCACCGTTGTGATGAGAAGTTGCCCGCAAGTATGATAACAGTGCCGCAAATAGGCTGAATGAATCAAGATAGGGCTTATAATGTAAAGTAGAAAAGGTGAACGACATGAACACACAGTACCAGAATTTTGGAGAGTTCCTTCAAAGGAAACGCACTGAGAAACAAATCACGCTCCGCAAAATGGCGGAAATGATAGGGATCACTGCGCCCTATTTGACCGACATCGAGAAGGATCGCCGCAATCCTCCCGAAATGGAGAAGTTGGAGCTGATTTCCCAAATTCTTATGCTGAACGACGAGGATAAGACTACGATGTACGATCTGGCCGGTAAGAAGAGAAACTCTGTTGCCCCGGACCTGCCTGACTATATCATGGAACACGACTATGTGTCCGCTGCGCTTCGCACGGCACGTGACCTTGATGCAAGCGAGGCTGACTGGTTGAAGTTCGTCGAGGAGCTCCGGCAGCGAAAGGGGTAATTTATAAAGATGTACACTCCCTCTCTTCGAGTGAAGAACAACGGCGTACCGATTTTGAGCAAAGCCGAGATTGATGCCATCGGAGAGCGTTTCGTACAGGATTTTCAGCCGGAAGTCCTGACGAACCCCTCTCCCGTGGACATCGAGGGCTTTATCGAATTCTATCTCGGAATGACGCCGGATTATCAATATCTGTCCCACAATGGTGTGTACCTTGGGATGACTGTATTTAACGACACCAATAAGGTGCCGGTTTTTGACCCTGCCACAAATCGGGCGGAGTATATCAGTGCCAAGGCCCGTACCGTCATCATCGACAACCGCCTTCTGGATGAGAGCCAACGGCATCGTTACCGCTTTACGCTCGGACATGAGGGTGGGCATGACATCTTCCATTCCGGCTATTTCTCGTATAACCCCGACCAGGTATCCATTTTTGACGATGAGCTCATCGCCCCCATGATACAGTGCCGGGTCGACAATGGCATGACAAATAAATCGGACACTCGCAAATGGGACGACCATGACTGGATGGAATGGCAGGCCAACCATCTGTCCGCTGCCGTTTTGATGCCGAAGACACCCATCATACAAATGGCAAAGTACCACGGGGACAAGCTGAAATATCCTCCCTCTATGGGGATGTTTATCGCCCAAGTCTCCGCAGTCTTTGATGTTTCCGTTACAGCGGCGACCAATCGCCTAAAGGATCTTGGTATCATCCGAAGAAGTGATACGACCGATTATTCCTACGCTTCTGCCATCATGGATTTTGCAGGCGTGGTCGGTTCTTGAGCGTCCATATCGAAAACTACAGCGGGTTTTACCGCCCGCTGTGTTTTTTTACAGCAAGCGTTAGCAAGTTTGCTAACAAGGTAACATTAAGGAGGTGGTGCCTATGACTACTGCAAGAAAGGAGGACCCCGATGGTAGCGTACCGAGATTGTAAAGGACATCTCGTCTGCATGGCGGATGCCCAGACAGGGATCGTTGAGATCCAGCACAAAGACCGTGCGGTAAGAATGACCGTGCCTGTGGGCGACAGCTTCACAGTAACACTGCGAGATACCGAAACGGTTATGACGCGAATCAGCACAAGGGCTTTTCATGTAAAAAGCCATCCCCGTGCTGCGTAAGCACAAAAGAGAATAACAAGTCCGCAGAGCTGCAAGACGGCCAGGATTTAGCCTCCCCTTTATGGGGCGCGCTATGTCCCGGCCGTCTTTTGTTTTTCCCATAAACCCGAAAAACCTTATATACCCCTTGGAGCAAGTAGCCCCACCAAATTTAATCTCAAAGCCTTGAGATGCGCATTAGAGGCGGCGGGATACATAGAGAACCGAAAACCCCACCAAGGTTTTTTTGAACTCGATGTACCCACCGTGCTTTGCCATGCCTTCTTGTAGGTTCTGTCTGCCGGTGTTGTCCATCGTGACCACCGGCTCTTTTTGTGTCCCGACCGCTCAGTGCCGTCTCAAGCGGAAAGGACACATTATGAAAATCAAATACGCATTCTTGGACGGAACAGTGACGGAGGTCGAGGTTTCTGACGAAATCGGTGCCGTCATCATCGACAGCCGTAAGGCGGAGCACGCGCAGGACGAGCGTCATCGCTACCATTGCTACTCCTACGACGCCATCGACTACGAGGGCGAGGAGTACGGTGCTTGCGACGAATATGCCGTGGAGGATGATTCGGCAGAACAGACCGCTCGTATCCGAGAAGCCTTCTCACATTTGACTGCCACCCAGCAGCGCCGGCTTCGGCTTTACGCAAACGGCAAGACCCTGCGGGAAATCGCTGCCATCGAAGAGGCCAGCTTTCAGTCTGTTTCCGAGTCCATCGAGGCAGGCAGAAAAAAGTTTTTGAAAATTTTCCGCCAGACACCCTGACAAATCCCCGATTTTTCTGGGTACACCGGAAGGCAACAAAATACAAGCCCTCCGGAAAGGACGGTAACCCCGTATGAGACACAACTTGAATATCCGTGTTTCAGACAAGCCCAGAAACGGCGGCGTAGTTGCTTGCAGAACGGTCAGCATCCGCGAGAAACTCTTCACCCTGCTTCTGGGACCCAAGCAGAAGGTAATGGTCGTGGTTCCCGGCAACACTGTCGAGTCCATCGCCATCACCGAAGTTCCGATGGGAGGTGGCACACATGAGTAAGGTCAAGCTCCTGCTCGATGTGGTCGAGGATCTTCGCTCCCTGGCGGACAGCGTTCAGGCTGTGGCAGATGCCATGCTGCAGAATGAGCCGACTGTTGATGCAGAGCCGAAGACACCTGCACCTGCTCCCAAAAAGGAACTGACGCTGGAGGAAGTCCGAGCAGTCCTCGGTGAAAAGAGCCGAGCCGGATTCACGACCGAGATCCAGGCGCTCCTTAAAAAGTACGGTGCTCCGAAACTCTCCGGCATCGACCCCAAGCACTATGAGGCGCTGCTCAAAGATGTGGAGGTGCTGAAGGATGCCCTCTAATCGTCACGCAGTCCTCTCGGCATCTTCCTCCCACCGCTGGCTTCACTGCAATCCCTCCGCAAGGTTGGAATTGGAGTTCGAGGACAGAGAAACGGAGGCCGCAGCCGAAGGTACTGCCGCTCATGCGCTGGCGGAACACAAGCTCCGCAAGGTGCTGAAGATGCGCTCCACCCGCCCGGTCAGCAAGTACGATTCCGACGAGATGGAGATGTACACGGACAGTTACCTGGAGTTTGTTCTGGAAGCCATTGAGGAAGCCCGGCAGGACTGCCCGGACCCCAAGGTGCTCATTGAGCAGCGGCTCGACTTCTCCTGCTATGTGCCGGATGGCTTCGGCACCGGCGACTGCCTTATCGTGGCGGACAAGCTCCTCCACATTATCGATCTGAAGTACGGCCAGGGCGTGTTGGTGAATGCTGAGGAAAATCCGCAGATGATGCTGTATGCGCTCGGCGCACTCCGTATCTTCGATTGTCTCTACGACATCGAGACGGTTTCCATGACCATCTACCAGCCCCGCCGGGAGAATGTCAGCACTTGGGTCATTTCCGTTGCCGACCTTCGGGAATGGGCAGAAAAAACGCTGAAACCCAAGGCAGAGCTTGCCTTTAAGGGCGAAGGCGAATACTGCCCCGGAAGCTGGTGTCAGTTCTGCAAGGCGGCGGTCAAGTGCCGCGCCAGAGCCGATGCCAAGCTTCAACTTGCCAAATACGAGTTTGCCCAGCCACCTCTGCTTTCCGAT